CCATCAGGAAGATACTGGATACCATACTGTAAAGTCTGCTGATGGCCCATACTGAACGACCAACCCAAGTTCTTCATCTTGGCATCAATGTTACCACCAACACAGTTCTTCAGCAAGCTATTTGGGTTTACAAAGTAGTGACTGTATCGAATACCATCAATAGTAACAATATCCAGAAAATCATGACACTCCCAACCAGCTTCTTTAAATCCAAGGTCGTCTACCGAGATCAGACCCTCTAGTTTGCGATCATTTTCAATGGCACGCTCAATACGGCCCATATCGTGATTACCATAGCACATAACCATTCGTGGTTTGTATTGTTTCTTACGGTTCAGCGACTGTTGAATGTTGAAAGCCTTCAGGGGTGCAAGAAGAACATCCATTGCTTTACGAGAGGATTCAACATCCTTTGTGTACATACGACCTTCAAAAGATTTCTTGCCAACATCATAAGAACTGAGGCTTGGCATATCAGCCCAGTCACCAACCATTACGATAACTTCAGGCTGTTTCTTAACAATGTAGTTACCCAAAGCTTCAAGATGCTGAAGTGGGACGCCTTCTTTTGCTTGTACGTCTGGAATGAACAGGTGACGGTTACTCAATGTGTTTCTCCTCACAATACGATAAAATTACTTTCAATTTGAATTTCTAGTCGGTTTTCTTTTAAATCCACATAACCAAATGCATAAATAGATTTAGCTTCAGTATTAGTATAACTAAACATATTAGCTGGACTAAAGTACACTGTAACTTTGTCATCTGAGAGCATCTTACGAAACTCAACCTCAACATTGATTGTACTGATAAGGAGCTGTTTGGCTCTCTCTATCTCAGCCTGTACATCATCTATATTATATTTATCATTGTCATTCAATGGTACATGCACACCCCAAGGATAATGTAGGGACTCAAAAGCCTTGCCTTTGTGTCCGCCTGTGTTTCCTTCCAGAAACTCAAAGTCTAAGTTCTCACCTCCTCTAACTTCTTTGATAAGACAATCAACATCAAACTCGATAATCTTTGTGGTATTCATCAAATCTCCCCTCTAAGTTTTAACACCAATTCATACAAATCATTATTAGCATTCAACACAGCATCGAGTGTCTCTTGCTTTTGGAAAACACTCATAGTAACAAAGCCGTCCGAAATGATTTGATTTCTCTCCCGCCAGAATTCCAACAACGTCTGATCTGGTTTAATAGTTACAGTCTTCTTCGGAAACATCTCTATAACTTCTGACATATTAATCTCCCGATTAAATTCCAAGAATAGAACACCAGATATGGAGGTAAATAACAAATTCAATTAGGTTTGCTGTGAGGGTTGCTGTCCAATAGTTCATTTGAATTCCTCATCAAAGTTATCAGGTAAAGCGTAGTCACGCTCAAGTTCAGGTTTACTAAGTAGTTCCAACACTTTGTCTATTTTCATTTCCAAAGTTGCAATCTTGATACTCAGTTCGGTGAAAAGAAATTCTTTGGTGATTTTATTAGTCATTTCAACATTTCCTCAGTGATTTGTTGTCGCCTTAGTTTGGCATTACCCAGTGGGGTAATGCCTTTATCTAAAAGCCACTGTTTATCTAGTTTATTCTTGCAGATTTCAATTACAGCTTTTTCCACTCGTGCTGTCTCGAAATCCACTCCTGTTCTTTCTTGTAAATTCTTGATCTTATGACATGGCAGACAAACGAATTGTAGATCACTTTCCTGCACAAGTACAATACTTTCCATAAAAGATTGTAGATCAGAAAGCTCTCTAAGACTGTTCTGTCCTTCACGGTGGTCGACGTTCAACTGATTGCTTGGAAATTCACCTCCACAGAGATTACAAGTACCTCCCCAAACTTCTTTCACCTTTCCTTTGGGGTTTGGGTTCTTAATTTTACGTCTGTATTTCTTGATAAACTCAAGCTTGATTGGTGAACGGTTCCATAGAGCACGTCTGATACCACCACGCAGAAAACTAAGGAAAGAGCTTTTAGTAGGCCAGATGTTGGGATAGTTTAGCCAAGGCTCTTTCATGCTTCAATCTTTTTACTTAGATCAAAAATAGCTTGGTATCGTCCACCACAACCATCATCCAGTGTTGCAATCTTATAGCCGTCCTTCTCTGTTACTTCTCGCACACGATCACTGGAATAACTCTCTTCCCATTCATCGGGGTTACTGGAATCTTCTGACCAATGAACTCCCCAAGTTTCTTCATACCAATAAGCCTGTGTGTAGTCCTCAGGTTTCCAAGATTCTTGTTCAAATAGTTTGTAAATGTCAGTCATTTCAAAGTCTCCACATAATCATAAAGGCTGAACATCTCGTTTTCTTTACGTTGCAAGTACAAGAAAAAACAGTTGTCAGCCAATCGCTGTTGGTAGTCATCAGGCCACGAAAGCTTATAAGCTTTTTCTACCCTTTGAAACATATCTAGCTCAGACTTAGCGCCTTCCAGAATCTTACCCGAAGCTACTTCTCCAACACCATTTGTTTTGATTCCATATTTCTCTTTTGTTTCTGGTGCTAATTTCTCAAGCCCTTTGATGTTGTCTGCCGTATCTCCGTGGAGAGTCTGAGCCCAGTATTTACTATACTGAGAAACTGCATCATTCCAGAATACACCATTTTCTAACTTGTTATAGTTGAGAAACCAGCCACGTCCATTAGAAACAATATCCTTGTCCACATATGCGATAACGAACTCGGAATCATCCTTGTTTCGGGTCTTTATGGCGGCATTATACCCCGCCCAAGCTGCGATGTTAACATAGTCGTCCGTCTCACAGCCTTTGGATACAACACACTTTGTCTTGTACTTTTTCTCCATGAAATCAAAGCATTCTTGGAACAACAAAGGCTTAGGTACACGTTGACCTTTGTAGTCTACGAACTTTGATTCATAATACTTCCTGAAGTTCCCTTCACCTTGGATACACACACGATAATCCTTACAGCCAGAAGCTTCAACAATTGCTTCAACTTTCTGTTTGATTGTTTGGAAAGCAAATCGTGGTTCACCAGTTACATCACTAACTGTTTCAAAGCTGTACATATCTTTTGTGCGGTTTGGTGTGATCTTTAGCCAATCATTGAAGGCTGTCTTAGAATCAAACATCCGTTTTGTTCCGTGCTCAATATTTGTAGCTAGACATTTGTTAATTTGTTGCTGTGAGGCTGCTGCATATAGAATTGTGTCTGCATCGATCAATAGTAGCTTTGACATTCACCCTCCTACCAGTAATAAGCCCAATTATGAAATTCTGCATCTTCACCAGTAATTGTTTTAAAGTCATCAACCGCTTGATTCATCTGAGCAATAACCGAAGCTACATTTTGTGCATCTATCTGGAAGCCTACATACCAGCCACGATCATAATAACCACTCACAGGATGAACTTCTAATACACTATCCATTCCATGCTCTTGCCAATCACCATCGAAATCTTCTAGTTGTTCTTCTGTAAAATATTCACGAGGGTCTTTAGTGTGTTTACCTACAAAGATCACTGAATCTACATCAACGCCCATAATTTTTCTCCTCTTAAACAAAGAGGGCTTTCGCCCTCAGTATTATTTAATAATTTACTTCGAATACAAATCCTGAATCTCTTGCAGCTTACTAAATTCTTCTGCCTTAGCTTTCAAGTCATCCTGTTTCACTTTAGCTTTTGCTGCCTTCATGATATCGGCAACATCAGCTTTTGGAAAACCATCAGTATTATATTCTTTTTCATAGGTGAACTCTGACTTCAACTCTTTCAGATCCTCTTGAAGAGTGAGGATTTCTTGTTCAAGTTGGTAAGTCCTATCGAAAAGCGCTTGTTTCTCTTTCATTTATTTCTCCTTATCGTGTCAGTCGTTGAATTGCAGAACTCAGAACATTAATCAAATCAGCTTGCTCATTAGCAATAGCCTTATCAAGGGCTGCATAAAGTTTGCCGAGTGTTACTGTTTCCACGGTATAAGTTGTTTCAGTCATTTAAATCTCCTAATTAAATTATAGATAGCGTGTGCGTAATGCTTCAGCTATTCGTGGATCTGTTTGTTGCTCTGCATAAGTTAATGCGTGTTCATGTTTCTTTGCTTTCCAAGCTAAGTGTGCTTCTTCTGGAGTACTAAATTGTCCCAAGTGAACAGACTTACCAGTCTTAGGATCGCTACACTGCGCAATAAATGTTTCCGTAGCTTTGTGCCAAGAAACACCCAACGGATATAGACCCCTTGCACTTCCATGATCATTGAGAAAAGTATTTAACTCTCTTGAGACAAAGACACAAGTTTCTGCACTGTAGATTTTATTACCTTTAACAAGAATATCTTTATCTAATTCCTTTCCCTTCCAATCTTGTTCCTCCATCCAAGCCCTGAACTTACTAAAGTATTTCCAGTCTTCTGATACGGAACAACCAATGTAGGTTGGGAACATTTCAAGATGAGCCTTCTTATAACATCGAAGTAGCATACTGAACCACTTTATATAAAGGGGACACTTGAATCTTACACCGCCAATCATCCAAGAAGATGTTCCCGGATAGTCGTTGATTCCTACACCGAATACTAGTTTTCGTACTCCTTTGGGCATTTTATTGTCCTTTAAAGATTGGACGTCCTTGTCCAAGTGCATTCTTAAATAATCATCAAAAGACGATCACTAATACGCATAAAGGGCAAATCTTGTTCAAAAGAAGTGTCCTCAGCCACAGGAGCAGCGTTAGTATTTGGTGCGGGTGCTTCCTCTTCCACTGGCTTAGTCTCAGCTTTCTTAACTTTGTAGCTTCCCATAATGTCGTCAACAACTTCATCCGACGAACCTTTCGATTCATATGGTACGTGTTCAATCACTTGAACAGTATCCAAAGTTACGGTGAGCTGACCCTCTACGTTTTTATATCCGAACAACTTAAGTGTACACACACTACCATTGCCGATGTTGTCTGTAAAAGCATTACCATCTTTATCAATGACATTGACAGCCATTTTGTTGCCCTTCTTGCTAAACTCAGGCTTGGCAATGTTGAAGCCCCACAAACCATCTACCAAGTCATAATTAGCTTTACCTTCTTCAACTTGCGAAGACAAGGGAAATTTAATTTTTCGTGGTGGCTTGCTAGTTTTCGTGATACCAACTTGAGAGAAGGATTTGTTAACCATCACTTCATCAAGCAACCGATCCTTAGCTTCTTCATCTACAAAGACGGTTGCACTGAACTCTTTTTCTTGAGACTGGTATTTAAGTTTCGGGTCGTGTACCGCTGCGTAGTAAACTACCGCATTTTTGATGTACACGTTAGCCGTTTCCAGAGTGCCCGATTTAGGCAAGTCACGAACGATCACTTCAGTACCAGTTTTCACTTTGTTAGTCATATTTAATTTTCTCTATTTAGTTGTGTATAAGTTTTTGTTCACATTATTGTGAGGTATATCTGTCACAAGGACAAATTCTTACTTTGCAAAGATTGCAACCAATCCTGCGAAAATCATTATTACTGCAAACACTGCGAGAGCAATCACAAGTGGAATCCAAAGTGGGCTTACCACCCACCACCAACTCCATGTTACTACAGCACTAACTCCAACAAGTTTCAGCGTAATAAACACGATAGCCAGCAAACCCTAGAAAGCTAATTCCGCCTGACCGTGTAGTTGTTTGTGTACTCAATGTTTCGTCTCCTTTGCTTTCTTTTTAATGTCAACGAAAGGCTTAGCTGGTTCAGAATTGCCAAATATATCACTTCCTTCAGGCTCTGTAAACATATTTCCAACATAACTTTTCAATGCACTATTCAGTGCCTCTGTCTTCTGTTCACTCCAAGCGAAATAATCAGAGCTGTCTTCAAAGATATATTCCACTTCTGAGCGACTTCCTGCAACTTCACTTGTTTCACGGATTGTTATTTTACCCACGTT